TTACAACATTGCCTATTCAAGCTGATTGTTCTAATTCAGGACTTCAGCATTATTCAGCAATGATGCGTGATGAAATAGGTGGAAAAGCTACTAATCTTATTCCATCTAATCAACCACAAGATGTTTATAATGAAGTTGCAGAAAATGTGATAGAAAAATTGGAACGTTATAAAAGAGAACCAAGACTTCCTGAAAAAAAGAAAGACAAGGTAATCGAATATAATGATGTTCTATTTGCTACTCAATGGTTAGATTATGGTATCAATAGAAAAACTGTAAAGAAACCAGTTATGTGTTTACCTTATTCTCTTACAAGATTTTCTTGTAGAAAATATTTAGAAGAACATGTTTTAAAAGAAGAACAAGATAGGGGAGTTTATAATCCTTTCAAAGAAGACTTGTTTAAAGCAACTCAATATCTAATGCCAATCGTTTGGCAATCCATAGGTGAAGTTATTGTTGGTGCAAAAAATGTTATGAAGTTTTTACAAGAAGTAAGTAGACTTGTTTCTTCTGAAAACCTTCCAGTCTGTTGGTTGACACCGAATAATTATCCAGTGCAAATGTGGAATTATGAAACTGAAAGTAAACGTGTGAAAACACGTATGGGAGATAGTGTAATTAAATTAACATTATTAACTAATACAGATAGAATTTCTAAACGTGATACTTCTCAGGCAGTGGCACCTAATTTTATTCATTCGTTGGACAGCGCTTGTTTACAGTTAGCAGTTGTTAAAGCACGTACTGCAGGTATAGAAAACTTTTGTATGATACATGATAGTTTTGGTGTTCTTGCACCAGACTATGACGTAATGGCAGTTGCAGTTCGTGAAGCATTTTGTGAAATCTATGAAAAAGATGTTTTAGCAAATTGGGCAAAAGAAATGCACGATATGTTATCTGAAAAAAATCAAAGAAAATTTCCTAAATTGCCACCTAAAGGTAGATTGGATTTGGCTTTAGTAAAAAAATCAATCTTTTTTTGTATCTAAAAACATATCTACACATGTGCAGATAAGTACCACTATAGACATACCAAACAACAACGAACAAAGGAGTTATATATGTCTATTGAAAACACTAAGATAAGTGTCATAGGGGAAGCTATTTACCCACATTTAACAAAACCTGATGTTCGCTTCAATCAAGATGGCGAATACAAGGTAACTCTTAAAATTAGTAAATCAGACGCATCTGATATGGTTAAATTATTTGACCAAGCATTAGATGACAGTCTTGCTGATGCAGAGAAAAAAGTTAAAGGTAAACAGGTTAAAGAAGCACCTAGACCTTATACAACTGAAGGAGACAACGTCTTCTTCAAATTTAAAATGAAAGCTAGTGGTACGAACAGTAAAACTAAAGAAAAGTTTACTCAACGACCAACTTTATTTGATGCCAAGAAAAGACCAATTACTAATGGAACAGTAATTTGGGGTGGCAGCAAAATGAAAGTAGCTTACCAATTAGTTCCATATTATGTACCTGCAATTGGTGCAGGGGTATCGGCAAGATTAAAAGCATGTCAGATATTAAAATTAGTTGAAGGTAAAGATAGCGCTTCTTCTCATCTATTTAAAGAAGAAGAAGGTTATGAAACTTCAACACCGAATAATCTTTCAGAAACTAAGTCAAATGAGACCGAAGTACAAACAAGTACAGATTTCTGAAAAGATTAAGCTAAAGAGTGGGTTAGAAGAAGTTATCTTCGCTTTCCTTTCATCCGAGAACGTTTCATTTTCATATGAGACACTCAAAATAACTTTCGACCAACCCACTCAGAAGCGTACCTACACACCAGATTTTCCCATAAAGAAATCTTTTATTGTAGAAGCTAAAGGAAACTTTAATTCAGCAGATAGAAAAAAGCATAAGTTAATTAAAGCTCAACATCCTGAATATGATATTCGATTTATCTTTTCTAATTCTAAAACAAGAATAGGTAAAAAATCTAAAACAACATATGGCAAGTGGTGCGATATGTTTGGTTTCAAATACCACTGCATACAATCAACAAAACAAAATTTCCCAAAAGAATGGTTAATAGAAATAAGGAGTAAACAAGATGGCAAGACAATCCACTAAATTTATTGTGATACATTGTTCACAGACTAGACCTTCAATGGATATAGGTGCCAAAGAAATAGATAGATGGCATAGAGAACGTGGGTGGTTAAAAATAGGTTATCATAAAGTTATTAGAAGAAATGGTGATATTGAAAATGGTCGTGGCATTGATGAAATTGCTGCACATTGTAGAGAATACAATCATAACTCAATTGGAATATGTCTAGTTGGTGGTTGTGCAGAAGATAATGTTAAAAAAGAAGAAGACAATTACACTGGCGAACAATTCGAAAGTTTAAAACAATTATTAACCGAATTAGTAAAAAATTATCCTGAAGCTAAAATAGTTGGACATAGAGATTTAGATAAAAATAAATTTTGTCCAAGTATTGAAGTAAAAGAATATCTATTAAACGAAGATATTCCTAATTATAAATTTCAGGAAGAAGGCATCCTGTCTGAAGGTGATTTAAATGAATTACGTGAAGCAGGAGAAATCTGATTTTATCAGACATTCACCTTGTCCTGACTGTGGTAGCCGAGACAACCTAGCAGTATATACAAACCATACTTACTGTTTCGGTTGCCATACTCACAAATTCACAGACGAACAAGCTGCACCTGCAGCAACAACAATTAAAGCAAAGGAAAAAACAAATATGATTGAAGGTATTACTGAAGCATTACCAACTAGAAAAATTGATAGTAATACTTGTAGAATATTTAATTATGAGACTGGTTCTTATAATGGAAAACCTTGTCATATCGCTAATTACTTTAATAAGAATTACGAAAAAGTAGCACAACATGTTCGTTTTCCTGACAAATCATTTATTTGGTTAGGAGACAGTTCAAACATAACTTTATTCGGTCAACAGAATTGGAGAGATGGTGGAAGTCGAAGTAAAATAATTTTAACAGAAGGGGAAATTGATTGCATGTCAGTTAGCAAAGTGCAATCCAATCGTTTTCCTGTTTGTAGTGTTCCATCAGGTTCAGCTTCAGCAAAAAAATATATTACAAGAGAATTAGAATGGTTATCTAAATTTGAAGAAATCATTTTAATGTTTGATAATGATGAAGCAGGATTAAAAGCCAGTATTGAATGTGCAAATTTATTACCAGTCAGAAAAGTTAAGATTGCAAAACTTCAAGCTAAAGACCCAAATGAATTATTAACAACAGGTCAGGGTGCAAAAATAATTAATGCTATCTTTGAAGCGAAATCCTACACACCACAAGGAATTATAAAAGGTTCTGATACAAAAGAATTATTATTAAAAGATGATTATATTGAAAGTATTCCTTATTGTTGGAATGGTTTAAATAAAAAATTACAAGGCATAAGAATTGGAGAATTAATTTTACTTGCAGCAGGTTCAGGCACAGGTAAATCTTTAGTGTGCAGAGAATTAGCACATAATATTATTTTAAAAGGACATAACGTAGCTTACATTGCATTAGAAGAAAATGTTAAGCGAAGTATTCGTGGTTTAGTTTCAATTGGATTGAATGCACCAATACATAATCCTGAAGTCAGGAAGAAAATTCCTGAAGACAAAATTGTTTCTGAGTGGTTAAAAATAAAAGATAAAGTTTTCTTTTACGACCACTTTGGTTCCAGTGATAGTGATGATTTAATTAATCGTATTAGATATATGGTTACAGCATTAAATTGTCGCTATGTTTTCCTTGACCATATTTCCATTGTGATTTCTGGTTTACAAGAAGGAGACGAGAGAAGGTTAATAGATAATACTATGACTAGACTTCGTAAACTTGTTGAAGAACTAAAAATTGCAATGGTTGTGGTTTCCCATCTTAGAAGGGTGGAAGGAAAAACTTCACACGAAGAAGGACATCAAACTTCTCTAGCACATTTAAGGGGAAGTCATGCACTGGCACAATTGTCAGATACAGTTATTGGTTTTGAAAGAAATCAACAATCCGAAACTGAGAGCAATATTATGTATGCAAGAGTTTTAAAAAATAGACATCTTGGAGACACAGGTATTGCATCAACTTTAGTTTACTCAGAAGAAACTGGA